TCATCACCCGGTACCACATACGCCGCCGGGAGTCTCAGCTTTCCGACCTCCGGCAGATTTTTGAACTGGGCCGCGCCTGCCACCCGGTTTTCAAAATACGGACAGCGGGCACGCAGTGCAGCAATAACGGGCGTCAGTTTCATCTGTGTCGTCGCTCCGGCTTCAGTGATTTACGCAATTCCCGCGCCAGAAAATAGCGTGTCCAGCTGCGGTTCTTTTCAAGCGTTTCCACCATGAAGTTATTACGTGGAGCCAGTCGCCAGCCGCTGCCACCGGATGCACCACGATGATGGCTGCGACGACGCTTTGCCCCTCGCCTCACGCCATAGAACAGAAAAGCCGGATAAAAATCACCGGTGATACGGCGGTTTCCCTCTCCATTACGCTGGTTAGGGGCTATACGTGCCATAAAACCAGGGCGATGTTTACTGGCTCTGGGTACCATGTAACCAATCGAACGAGCCAGGCGTCCGGTCTGATAACCGGGGTTTTCACCCGGTGCCGACCGCGCACGGCGCATCACCAGCCGACGGGCATCACGCATATGACGCTGACCAATCGTGACAAACGCCCGCCTGACACGGGCGCGGTTAAAGCGCATCTCCGCGGGCTGCTGAAAATCAACGTGCAAAAAGGAAGTCGTCATTGTTGCCTCCGTGACTCTGCCTACATTCGCCCAGCTCCGTACACTCCAGCAGCAGAAAGCGCCGCGCCCCGTTCAGATCGCGCTGACGTTTCACCCGGTACACACTGTCACCGCAGACCACCTCATAATCAGCGGTGATCCCCCGGCGGTAACGAATGGTGATGTAATGGGTGATGGCGTCCCCGGTCTGCGCGGTTTCCTGCCAGGTGGTGGCACTGGTCTGGATAACCTTCGCCCATGTCCGGAACGTAACCGGGTATTGAGGCTCCACGCCAAAGTTATCCGCGGGCATATCCACCCGCAGGCGGATCAGGACGCGTTTATTCAGTTCACCGGGGTCCGGCAGAATGTAGGTTGCGCTGGTCTGCGCCTGACGAATTTTCATTGCGGAAAGTACCTGTACGGGCCGACAAGCCAGCCAAAACTCTGCGGCATGTCGAGTTTCTCCACTTCCGTAACCGACGAGCGGTTTTCGTAAAAATGGCTGATAAGCATCAGCATCCCCAGACGAATATCATCCGGCAGGTGCAGCCCGTCCGGATCGCTGTCCGGAATGGTTTCATCCGGAGCATAGAGCTTCCGGTTCAGATACGTTTCCGTCCGCTTTTGCGCCGCACAGGCCAGCAGTTGCAGATGGCGGTCATCAGCATCGAAATCCTCATCCAGCCGGAGTTGGGCTTTAATCTCTTCCATTGTCAGAAGCATACTCAGCCCTCTTTACTGGTCGTGGCTTTTTTCTCTTTTGTCGCTTTACTGCTTTTTGCACTGGTTCCGCGCTCTGCTAACCCGGCCTGAAGTGCAATCTCCTGCACCCGGGCAGGAAGCGCCCCGTCGTCATACTCACCGGCCCGAATGACCTCAACACGCATACCGTCCGGTGACCATTTCAGATCTTGTTTCAGGATCATGATTCTTCACCCGTCAGAACAGGGGGCGCGGTTCCACGCCCCTGAGTGATTACGCCGCTGCAATCTTCAGCAGTTTGATGGCCTGCGAATCGACCAGCATCCCGCCGGTGCGCTTGGTGGTATAAAAACCGACAAACGGTTTATTGGTGTACGGGTCACGCAGAATGCGGGTGCCGATACGGTCAACGATGGTGTAACCCCGTTTGAAGTTACCAAATGCAATGGCTTTCGCATCAGCGGCGATATCCGGCATCTGTTCGTTTTCAGCGATACCGTAACCCGCCAGAGAGGACGGCTGCCCCAGTTCCAGCCCCGGACGCCACAGATAGTTACCCTCGGTGTCTTTCAGCAGACGGATGGCAAACAGGCTGTTGTTGTTCATCATGAACTTCGCGCCAGTGCGGTGTGCCTTACGCAGCGTGTAAATCAGTTTGATAATGGCGTCTGCGGTCACCGCGGTCGCTTCGCCGGATACAATATGCTGAAGTTTGCCGAACGCCCGGACCTTGTCGGTTTCATCAGTGGATTCATACGCCAGGAACCCTTTCGGCTTCTTGGTGCCATCGCCTGAGGTAAAGGCAATTTCTTCCTGTTCGGCAAATTCGGTTGCCAGCTCGCTGTTGATCCAGGCCTCCACGTTGAAGAAGGCATCGTCCAGCATTTTCTGGGTAGCCTGCGGGTTGCCGTAGATTTCCCCCATGAGAGGTTCAATCAGCTCCAGTCTGGAGGTGGCAGTCTGGGATCGCGTATCCGTTTCCCCCACCCATCCGGAAGCCGTGCCGCCCAGATTCACCAGTTTTTTGTAGTCGGAACCGCCAACGGTGATCACCGTGGCTTCCTGACGCATCACCACTTCATCTTTCAGCAGGTTAAGAATGTTGCGATCCAGTTCTTCCGGCACGGCGTAGCCACCGTCTTCATCGGTACCCACCTGCAATGCCTTACGCTCCAGATCGCGCAGACCGTCTTCACGGCCTTTACGCAGGAAGCCCACAAACGCCTCTTTATGCTCGGTGGCCAGTTTATTTTGCGCTCCACCAGCCGGACGTTTCAGCTCAAGCAGCTCTTTTTCAAGGTCGCTTTTGAGATTTTCCAGCTCGCTGAGTTTCCCGTTCAGGGTTTCCACCTGCCCGGCAAGTTTGCCTTTTTCCTGCTCAATCGCATCCACGCGCTTGTCGTTCTTTGCCTTGAAGTCGTCAAACTTCTGCTGCAGCTCCTGCGCGACCTGTTCCACATCTTTAATATCAACCGCCATCGTATTTCTCCTGATTAGAAGTTCAGATTTTTCAGTGCATTCAGTGCAAAGCCCACATCCTCAGCGTCGCGCAGGGACAGTGCGCCATAGCCCCCGGCCATGAATGCTTTGGCCTGGGTACGGGAGAGTCCGACATCACGCAGGACTCTTTCGATTTTTTTCTGTTCGGGGATTTCCCCGCGGGCCAGCGCGTTCTTGACGTCGCTGATCCGCGCCTCGTCGTTAGACGGAAACGTCACCAGACTGACTTCCCAGAGGTCGATTTCTTTCAACAGAAAGGCTTCTTTGCTCCGGTCGTATTCCCAGTCTTTCAGGACGTACCCAATAGAAAGGCCGGTTAACGAACCGGCCTTCATGTGTGCATGTGCGCGTTTTGCGAGGGGATCATCATCAATAAGCAACCGTCCCCTGACGTAAAGTCCGACATCGTCTTCCTTCATTTCAGTGTAAACACCGATGGGTTCATCCATGCGGTGCTGCCAGAGCAGCGCAGGTAACGCTTTTCTGTCACTCCACGCCCGCAGGGAAGCAGCAAATGCCCCGGACATCACCACATCATCGTGGCTGTCCTTTACACCAAAGACGGAGCCATACCCTTCAAACTCACCGGAGTCACTGACAGATTTCAGACTCAGCGGTACATCAAGACGTTGTTTCGTCTGCATTGGCGTTATCCTTCTGCTTACCGGCTTTACTGCCATCGGAGGGTTTCGTGGTCATGTTCATCGGTGTGAGATAGACATCCCCACCGGGACGCGGATTCATATCTTCCAGGTCGCGGCAGTCATTGGGAGAGTAAATTCCCCAGTTAATCCCGGTGGCGTAGGCTTCAAAACGGGACTTCATATCCCCGCGCAGTAACGCCCCGGCGTTAAATTTGGCGTAATAAACGCCCTGCTTACTTTTTCGTACCAGTCCGGTGTTGATCCGCTGCTCAATGCGGGTCAGATACGGCACCAGTGAATAGTTGATAAATCCCAGCCCCAGTTCTTCGATATTGTTGAAGGTGGCACGATCGGTGTTCTGCACCATGTGCAATGGCACACGGAACAGACGACAGATTTCTTCAAGCTGAAACTTGCGGGTTTCCAGGAACTGGCTGTCCTCGGCGTTCAGCGCCATCGACTTCCAGTCCAGCCCCATCTCAAGGATCATCGGGCGGTGAGCATTGCCAAGCCCGGTGTGACGCTCCTCAAAATCTTTCTTCAGGCGCTCATAAGCCTGATCTGACAGCGTCTGCTCTGTACGCAACACACCCGACGTCACCGCGCCATTGCTGAACAGTCTGGCCCCGTGCTCTTCGGTCGCAGCTGCCAGCGATATTGCCTCGCGGGCATAGGCGATGGGATTCAGCCCCACCAGTCCGTCCAGCGTCAGCGTACGCACATGCCAGATATCCTCCTGGCTCAGTACATCCGTGGAGCCATCCGGGAATGTGACCTGATAGATCGGCTCCCAGCTACTGTTAAGCTTCGGTACCACACAGCCGGGATCGACGGGCAGCAGTTCAGCCACTTCGCCAAATGCTTTCACTTTGTAGGCGTAAAAGTTTCCCCGCAGGCACAGACAGGTGACCACCAGCTCCCAGAACTCCTGCGGCGTCATATAGCCATTGGGATGCGTGGAGATCAGCTTATGCAGACGTTCGCCAGTGGCTCTCTGCTTCAGGCTGCCGTTCAGGTGATACAGGTTGCAGGGCAACATCCCGACCGACTCCGCCAGCACCCTGACGCAGGAAAAAACCGCCGTCAGTCGCATGGCCCTCTGGCTGCTGATCTGCTTTCCGGTATAGGTGTCGTATGACAGCCCGATAGCATCCGCCAGCTCTGCTGGCGTGGTCACCGGTGCGTCACTTTTTCGTTGAAATAATCCCGAAAAGAACACTATTTACCTCCACCAACAGACATCTGTGTACGGTCGAGATATCGCGCCACCAGCCACGACCAGAACAGGCACAACGCCCCGGCAACAACAAACCCCGCAGGGGGATAAATCAGCCAGGCACCATACGCCAGCAAAAGCACCCCCAGCACGCCCACCAGAGGCGCGAGAATCAGCATGATCATAATTACCTCAGTTAAAGCGAGCGGATCCCGTAGGACTCAATGTGATCAGACAGCGTGTCTTCTTTCTCGTACAGCATGGCTCTGCCAACCGCCATAATCAGCGCAACTGCACCGTCAATTTTGTTTTCCGCCTGCTCTTTGACGGGTTTCACCACATCATCGTTACCCGGCATGTTTTTGCCGACCACGTTGCCGATACACCAGGTCATGATGGGATTGCCGTCATGATGAAAACGTCCCGATTCAATCGCTGCTTCCAGCTCTTTCATCGGATCGGACATATTGGTGAAGTTCTGGAAGATAGTGACGGGATTCAGGTCTTCATCAGCAAGGTCATGTGACAGCCCGGTCGCCCCGAAGGGGTCGATGGGTGACTCGCTGACCGGGCTGATTTTGTTCGCCGCTTTGGCCTCTTCGAGGATGTAGCGATAATCCACCTCTGCACCATCGGTAACGGTCAGGACGCCCATTTCCACCCATTTCTGAAAGCGTTCGGCTGTCCGGCGATCTTCATTTTTCTCGACGCTGTACACCGTGTCATACGGTACCCAGAAACGCGGGGCCACACTGTAGTAATGCGTTTTACCTTCAATCTCGCGGGTATAAAGTCGCGCCATGCTGTTCATATCCAGTTTACGCGCCAGGTCAAAGGCCAGAATGCACGGCTGCCCCTCGAATTGCTCAAGAGTCAGTGATTTATCCTCGCAGCTCTGCCAGCTCACCAGGTTGAAATACGCCGAACGCGCCGACACCCAGATATTGAGGTGTTTTGTTTTAAAGACGTTTGCCAGACGGGCGTTATTTTTCGCACGCTGTTGCTGACTTAACAAAAACTCACGGTAAACCGACACCCCGATATTCGGGTTGGCTTTTTCCAGCACCTGTGGGTTGGTCCAGTCGTCACCTTCGTCAACGGTATAGATGATCCCGAACAGTTCATCGTTGGGTACCGAACCGTTGAGCATCTCGATAACTTCCCGCCGTTTGTCGTAGCACGGCCCCTCAATGTTGTACCCGGCGGTAGTGATAGCCCACATCAGTGGCTGACGTCGCGCCCCCATCCCGGTAAGCATCGTGGTGTAAAGCGCATCTGTGGCGTGCTCGTGATATTCATCCACCACCGCACAGTGGGGTGATGAACCATCACCGGGGTTACCGATCAGCGGTTCAAAACGCGCACCATCCTCCGGACGGTTCATGTTTGAGGCGTTAACCTCAATCCCGAACGCTTCCGTCAGCATGGGTGTGCGTTTACACATCAGTCTTGCCGGACGAAAGACTTCCCATGCCTGTTTCTCCGTCGTGGCACCGGAATACACTTCCGCGCCGAACTCGTTATCACAGGCAAAACAATACAGGGCGACACCGGCAGAGATTGCCGATTTGCCGTTCTTACGGGGGATTTCGGTATACACCTCACGGAAGCGGCGCAGCCGGGAGCCTTTATTGACCCAGCCAAATGCGCAGCAGATCACAAAGAGCTGCCACGGCTCCAGCGTGATGGGCATCCGTTTAAATGCCCACTCACCCTTGGTGTGCGGCAACAGCTGAATAAATTTGGCGGCCCGTTCAGCCAGATCCTTGTCGAAGCGGTAACGAAACGACTTACTTTTTTCCGCCATCAGGTCATCAAGATGGCGCTGGCAGGCCTGAATCACAAACTGGCAGGCCACAATCTTTCCGCGCACGACATCCCGGGCATACTGATTGGCAGCATTTACGTTGGGGTAAGATTTCCGGCTCATGATTCGATGATTTTCAGATTGTCAGAAACGGGTTAGTGGCTTTCTTCTTCCCCGCCAGGCCAATCAGACGCTGGCGGCTGCTGGGGTCGAGTCCGAGCATTGCCCCCGTGCTGCTCATCTCGGACTCCTGTTCTTTTTTGGCGGTCAGCTCCGGATTTTTGACCATGCCACCCATTGCACCGGTGATGGTGTTACCCTGTCTGGCAATATTTTTCACGGCACGTCGCCAGAACTCATAGGCCACACACCACCGCTCAAGTACCGCCAGGTCAGTCACGCACAGCAGGCCCTGACCGCAGAGTTCTTTGGTTGTCAGTTGCCACATGATCGTGGCGAGAGGGAGATCTTCTTCAGCGAACCACTCCGGTGGCTCAACACCTTTGATGGGCGTAAAAACAGGTTCATCTTTATTCAGGGCTCGCTTGCCGGGGTTTCCGGCCAGCGCCTTGCGCGCCGTTGGCTTGGGGCGACGCCCGGAACGCCCCGCCGTTCCAGCCATATGCGGCACTCCAGGTTAAATTTCATTTTTCGCGGGTATAAAAAAACGATGGGGCGGGCAGTCCTGAAGGCGTCAGGTCACAGGGATTTGGCCCGCCCTCCCCTCTGGCAGTGGGAACTGGTTCTTACTTCAGCCGTTCACGGGCCGTCTTCGCCTTATGACACGGCCAGCACAGGCTCTGCAGATTGCTGTCGACATCAGTGCCGCCATGCGATTTAGGGATGATGTGGTCAACGGTCTTCGCCTCACGCACCACACCAGCACGCAGACATAACTGACACAGGCCTTTGTCACGCTTCAGGACACGCGCGCGGATACTGTCCCACTTGGTATCGTAGCCACGCTGGTGGCGGGATTGTCCTGGTTTGTACTGACGCCAGCCTTCGCCTTTGTGTTGCTCGCAGTAGCCTGACGGGTCAGTGGTTGTCGATCGGCAGCCGCGAACACGGCAGGCTTTAGGTGTTCGTGGTGGCATAAATATATCCTTAGTATTCAAATCACAACAACAGGTTTCCTATGGTGATGAGCGCCAGGGGTCTGTACAATTACTCTAATCACCCCCGTCAATAACGTTACAATTAGGAGGTTCAGTGTTAAATCCTATCAGCTTATTTTCAGTAAAATTAACCTGCTACCACAATGATAGAGAAATTATGGTAGGAACAGGTTTTCTTTATAGCCATGAAGATTATAGAGACCCAATCTTAATAACAAACTACCATGTCCTAACCTGTAGAGAACCCAAAAACCCAGCATCCTTAATGAACAATATAGGATCCTCACCAAATAAAATAAAATGTCACATTTGGGCTCCGAATGGCTCGTCCTGCCATACATTTTATATCAATATTGATGAACACACGGAATGGTTAGAACATCCCTTAAGGGCTAATGGGGTGGATATTGTTGGCATTCCCATAATCTTTACTAGCGATGTAGGCTATACAACACAAAACGATATTAACAACACCGACACAATTCCACTTCACGTTGCATCAGACTTATCAATCGTGGGTTATCCCCTTGGTTTATCTGTAAATGAGCATTTACCAATTTGGAAAAATGGAGTGATTGCCAGTGAACCAGACGTTAAAATATCCGGCCTTGACTATTTCTATATTGATGCAACAACCAAGGAAGGCATGTCTGGATCTCCTGTATTTTCTCATGAATATACTACTCAAATTATAGTTTCACCAGAAGTGCATGCTTTATATCAGCGTCGCCAGCGAGGCGAACTAGATGCTTTGCAATTTATCTCTTCAATACCATCTGAGTCACTAAACAACACCATTCAAGTAAAAAAATTCAAATTAATTGGTATTTATTCTGGACGAGTGACAGTAGGAACATCTATGCCAGATATAGGTATAGTTTGGAAGCTTAGTCTAATTGAGGAAATGCTTTCGTCCAAAAATTTGGTCAAATCAGAATATCCACCTTACTAATCACTTTTCATAAGGGAGATATTGCACCTAATTGACAGTTTTCCGTTCTGGTTAGGATCACTGTTGATTAATCTCCCTTAAATCAACTTTATCCCGATTACACTGCCCCAACGCTGATAACAGACTGACGTTCAAATCCAGGCTACCACCATAGGTCAACGGATCAGGAATCACTGGTTGCGGGGTTTCAGCGGTCAGATTCGCCGGTAATGGTACCGCCGGAACTTGCACGTAAACTGTCCGCGTACTTCCGCAACCGCTCAGCAGCGGCAGCAGGCACAAGGCGTGCAGCACAATCATCATCCGCAACAGCCACTTTGATATCTTTCTGGATTCTCTGTGACTCCTGTGCGATCTGCTGTTTTGCATGCTGGTTAACCTCTATAACTGTATTGACGATTTGCAGTGATTGCAGGACGTTACGGGTAATGGCTGTTGCAGATTCAGCATTTTGTACAGCCTCATCAGCACGTTTCTTTTCGTGCTGATATTTGCTGTAGTAGTGGTTGGCCGACCAGATGAAAGAACCGATGACAGCAGCGATAACCAGCTTATAGCTCAACTTCATTTACCACCCCACCAGCCTCTTTAAATCGGGCAATCAGGTCGCCGATTTTATGTTCATACTGACCGTAACCTGCACCTGGTAACGACGCCCAGATATTGCTGCAACGGTCGATTGCCTGACGAATATTGCCGCGGTCAATCATCGGTAAAGCGCCACGCTCTTTAATCTGCTGCAGAGCTACAGCGTCCTGGCTTTCTGGAGAAAAATCTTTCAGGCCAAGCTGTTTACGGTAAGCATCCCACCAGCGTGAAAGAAGCTGGTAACGTCCGGCGGCTGTTGATTTGAGTTTGGGGTTTAGCGTGACAAGTTTGCGAGGGTGATCGGAGTAATCAGTGAACAGTTCGCCACCAACAATAACATCATAACCGTGGTTACGTGTCGGTTGTTGCCCGTTATCCGTTCCTTCTGACCATGCCACCATATCAAGGAAAGCTTTACGCTGGGAATTTAGTGCCTGCATAAATTACTCCTTCGAGCTACCAAATTTGTTACCGATTACTCGCATTGCAGCCCCACGAATAGCATCGACACCGATCAGCCCAACGCCGCCACCAATGGCAACAGAAAGCGATTTAGGCCATCCGACATACTCAAGAGCGGATGCAAAAGTCAGCGTCAGAGCACCACAGAGCAAAATCTCGAGCGTTTTTCGTTTCCAGCCACCACCACTGCCAAAATAGGCAATACGTAAACCAGCCATAACGATCGACATAATCACTGCGCCCAGCGGTGTGTCTCCACGCCACCAGCTCTGGACCAACTCCAGCCAAGTATTTGGGTTATGAGGCATTTGTAGTTATCTCTCACCTCGCTAATACAGCAGGTGCAAATTGAGGGAACATCATGTACCGCAAATCAGAAGCGGAAACGTCAAAGAAGCCGAACCAATGGATAACTGCGGAATAGGCAAGGACCAACGAATCCCCAGCCCCAGAAACGACAAAACCCGCTCGACGGCGGGTTTAAGCTGTGTGGCGAAGTAACCACTCTTAACAGATTACAATGTTTTTTGCGTACGCGTTAGCATTTTCGTAAAATACATTACCTTGCAACCATTTCAGTATAAAAAATGAGCACAGAATTAAAACTAAAGAAAATTATGGCATCGTCTAAAATTGAGCCATTTATTAGACATATTCGTTTTCCTTTTTTTAAAAACCTTGCAGAGGGTAGCAAGATTGATTTTGAGTATCCAATTACAGCATTAGTTGGTCAAAACGGAACCAATAAAAGTTCTGTTTTAAGAGCCCTATTCGGTTCTCCAAACAACTATTCTCTGGGTAGCTTATGGTTTTCTACAGATGTAGATGAGATTAAAGATGGTGGTCGTTCTAGATTTATTTATGGATATTATGACAAAGCTACTGATTCAATTGTTGAAGTAATTAAAACTCGAATCTCTAAAGAAAATGATCCTGATTACTGGGAACCATCCAGACCATTAAAATCCGACAACATGGCTCCAATGCCTAGTACAAAAATCTCAACCAATCAACTAAGGACTAGGTGGAAAGCTATTGACAAAAATGTAATATATTTAGATTTCAGAGCAACTATCAGTGCATTTGATAAGTTCTTTTATCACTCTGATTTTCATACATACCCTAAGAAAGATTATCTTAGAAAACGCAGTCAGATGCTAAAAGACATTATAGATAACGATCTTAAAAAATATCAACCTCATAAAGGAAAAAAAGACAAGCTATTTGTTAACACTTTATTAGAAAAAAGTAAGGTAGAGGCAATCAGCAAGATTTTAGGTCGCAAATACACAAGCATCCGCCTTATTGAACATAGCTTATTCACTAATGACAAAGCTCCCACAATTATTCTTCAATCAGAAAACTTAAAATATTCTGAAGCTTTCGCAGGCAGTGGGGAATTTGCTGTATCTATATTAGTGCATAAACTAATGGATAGCCCTGATGCATCTTTAATTCTGCTAGATGAACCTGAAGTATCACTTCACCCTTCTGCTCAATGTCAATTGATGGAATTTTTATCAGAACAAGCACTTAAAAAGAAACATCAAATTGTCATATCCACACATTCATCAACAATAGTAAAAGACTTGCCTAAAAATGCCATAAAATTATTCTGTCTGAATGATAAAATAGGAAAGGTTGATGTTCTTCAAAATGTCAGCCCAGAAGAATCTTTCTTTATTCTTGGTGAACGCATTGATAAAAGAACCGTTATTGTAGAAGATCGGTTAGCGAAGAGGTTTGTAGAAAAGGCGCTTAAAGCGGGTGGTGAAGCATTATTAAACTCCTTCGAAGTAAAACATGTTCCTGGAGGAGCGGGAAGTATTCTTCAAACTTTGGCTGTGCCTTTATGTGTTGCCAATGTTAAAAACGTTATTTTCTTATTAGATGGTGACCAATCGAGAACTGATGATTATCCAACTTCTGATTCCATACCAGAAAATCAAAACACAAACCTTCAAAACATCATAAAAGAAATAACCAATCAAGATATAAAATTTAGTTGTGATGGTTCTAATGGCTCATCAAATAACAATCAAAAATACAAAATGCAAAGAAATTTTATCGATTTCATCCACGATAAAATTGCTTTTCTTCCTGTTTATACTCCTGAAGCATTTCTTATTGAGAATGTTCATGGTGATTATAAAGAATATAAAGATCAAATCCCCAAAAACATTCAAGATGCTAAAGAAATCACCAAAGAACTTTGTAAGTTAGACACAGGGTTGGAAAACGTTACCAGTGACGATATCTTTGAAACACAAATCAGAATTCTTAATAAAATACCAAATAATCATGAAGTGTTAACAAAAACTCGAGAGTTGCTGCAAATCTTTTTAGATAATGATACTATCAGACCAAGAGTGAGGTAGATAATGGCTAAAAAGATACACGTTTACGATTTCTTTTCCGGCTGCGGCGGAACCAGTGTAGGCCTAAAAGCGGTGGGAATGGAAATTATTTTCGGTTTAGATATTGATCTAGACTCCGCTAACACCTTTAAAATGAATAATCCATTTGCACATTTTATCAATGGTGATATCAAAGATACACACGTTGAGGAAATTAAGCATCTGGTTTGTGCGTCAACACAAAGCAAAGCTCTAACCCTATTTTGTGGTTGTGCTCCATGTCAACCATTCTCGAAACAAAATAAAATACGGAACGAGGATGATCCGAGAAAAGATCTGCTTACTGAGTTTGCACGGTTTGTCTCTTATTATACGCCAGACTTTGTACTGGTAGAGAATGTACCAGGAATCCAAAATGTCGATATTAACAATGGAAATTTCCAGAAATTTCTTGAGGTTTTAGCACATCATAACTACAACGTTGATTTTGGTGTGATTCCTGCGTTGTGGTTCGGGGTTCCTCAAACACGTGAACGTTTTGTTTTACTGGCGTCAAAACACACGAATATTAAGCTTCCATCACAAACTCATGATGGATTAAAAACTCCGTATGCAACTGTCAGAGACTGGATCGGCGGATTACCTCCTATTGCTGCCGGTGAAACTCATAAAGATGTTATGGATCATACAGCAGCCAAACTATCTGATCTAAATATTAAACGTATTAAAGCGACTCCTGAAGGAAAAGGTAGAGAATCTTGGCCTGAAGAACTTATACTAAAATGCCATAAAAAATATAAAGGGCATACTGATGTTTATGGACGGCTTTCTTGGGACAAACCAGCAAGTGGATTAACAACTAGATGTATAAGCTATTCGAATGGACGTTTCGGACATCCAGAGCAAGATAGGGCTATTTCTGTTAGAGAGGCTGCGTTATTACAGACTTTCCCATTAGACTATTCCTTCACAGGCTCTTTAGTCTCGAAAGCCAAACAGATAGGGAATGCAGTCCCTCCCAAGATGGCTGAAGCTCTTGGAAGGGCTATCATCGCATCACTTTAAAAGCGGAGCCCTAGAGGGCTTCGCCTAACAATAATAGAATACCTGATATAAACCCTATAGCTCCCTGAAGCTCTTTTCTAATTGCTCCATCAGAGCATTTTCTTTTCTTAGCAATGGTGCGTAATGAGATACCAATCACAAAATGAGCAATGATCAGCTCATATTCTTCTGGTTTATACTTCCGCAGGCGGGCGACACAGCCATCAATCATGATGCCTTCATCATCATCGCACTGAATCCGGGACTTTCTGCCATGAGGTAAAAGCCCCTTGAAGCCAGCGGCTACCGGTTGCCAATCCACACCACTGTTCTCTGCCGCAGCCCACGCTCCCCAACGGTCTAATACTTCATACATATCACACATCAACTTTCTCCACCAAATCAGGCTAGCACACCAATTGCCAACGCACGGTCGATAAAACGAAATATCAGCTCCAGCTGGGAGCCATACTTCTCTTCAAATGCCACGGTATCCGCATGCAGCTCGTCGTGATGCTTTCTGCACAAAGGCAACACAAAGAGGTCATGCGCTTTTGTACCCATTCCCCCCTGACCGTGGCCTATCAGGTGGTGGGGATCATCAGCAGGCTTTCCACAACATGCACACGGCTGTGTCTTAACCCAGCGCGTGTACTTTTCATTAACCCAGCGGCGACGTTTTGGGCGTAACATAAAAGACTCCGGCGACTCAGGATCCACTTTCAGCGCCAGTACCTTTTTCGCCTTATCCTGGATGATGCTGGTGGCAGGAACCGAAGGCACAAGGTCACTTTCCCGGGTAACAGACGGCACAACAGGCTTCGGTAATCTCAGTGCCTTACGGGCTGCACTTTCCGGTAAGGCATCCGCCAGATCATTACGAATCAGCCACCAGCACAGTTCCGGCATTGTCACAACGTGACTGTCATCAAAACCGAGATCCCGACGCACGACAGATAACACCCACCGGACACAGTTATCCGTTGCCATTGATTCCAGCCGTTCCGTGAACTGATCGCGCAGCTGGTTATCGCAGTGCCAGCACAGACGGATTGCGCCCGGCGCGTGTCGCATTGTGGTCATGTTCTCGCTGTGCCAGTCGGAATGAGGCCACTGGCAGCCTTTTTCACGAAGTAACCAGCTTTCAAGACATTCCACGCCACCAGCACGACGGATCACTGCCTCATTGCGGAACACGGCCCGAACGGCAGGATCATCCGCCAGCGGTTGTGATGCCGCCGGAACGGCACCACTGGCGAAAGATGAATAACGTTCCGGCTCAGGCTCCAGCAGGACACGCCCCTGCATAAACAGGGGCATCAGCTCTGAACCTGGTCTGAACAATACGATCCCCATACGCGGGGCAATTTCAGGGGTCAGTAGTGCTCTCACGGTCACCTCAATGTACGGTATCGAGCAGCTTTAACAGCTCAGGGAATCGGGATTCGAAGAAATGCGGCTGCGTCTCGCGCGGATTTGCGGGACTGGTGATGTTCTTGCCGAACATGCAGCCTTTCGCTGTCAGTGACCAGAATTTTTTGATGTTGTTAATCGCGGTACGGCTGTATCGTTCGCGCTGCTCGACGATCCCCAGCTTCACCATCTGGTGATATGCCTGATTAGCTGTCAGGCGGATACCATACTGCTTCAGCAATGCACTCAGTGACAGCGTGGGGCGGCTTGAGCCATCAGGCGCGTCAGCAGGAGCATCAATGGCATAGCGCGGTGCCAGATTCGGTAAGCCAACAGCCTCCTGGAGTTTCTGACAGGCCCCAAGCACTGAAGAGTTAGACAGGTTTAACTCCCTGCGCATAAAGTCCAGCAGAATCACTCCAGCCTGCATCTTGTCAGCAGCCTGCCCGGATAATTTTTCCGGTGCGCTGGTTACCATGTCGAAAGTACGGATCACCTTAAGATGGAATGACGGGCTGATCCACATTGCATAGGCATACACCAGTTCTTTGCAGACATACGTCCCCTGGTTATTTCCGCCACGAATAACGTTAACTGGCTCTATATTGACCGAGTTGCAAATCTGCAACTCGCTTATTAAACGTTCAGTTTGCTCATTGCGGAGCCAGAATGCAGGCTTATGCTTATCCAGAGAACCGGCAGCCCTGTGCAGATCGTTCAGGCTGTAACGCCCAAAAGCATCACGACGAACTTCAATACCATCAATGACCATCAGATTATTCATACTTCGTTTCTCCTCTTAATCAGGCGGCTGCACCCGCCGTTTTCTCGTACTTACTGATAGTGATCTCGACCTTCCCTTCCGGGATAACCGGTCCCCACTCCACCAGCATTCTTTTCACCTGACTGTCGTCTTCCCACACACCCGCGTGGGTCAGGGCGTCAAACAGCGCCTTGTTATAGTTGTCCAGATCGCGGATCCGGTTATCCGGAGGAAACAACACGATCTCCACTGAAGCAGGTGCCGACGTTGGTTTTGGCAGACGACGTAACTGCTCAACTATTGCTGCACACGCCGCGCTCTGAAATTTTCGCCCCGCCGCGCTTATCAGGCTCTTACCAGCAAATGCCCCTTTGTTGGGGTGTCGCCAGTACGTGTTCACGCTGGGCGGGAAAGGAAGGATCAACTTCATACTTTCAGGCCCCTCTCATGTAACCAGTGGGCTGCACGCAGCCTGGCGTTTTCCTCACCGGCAAGCAGTGAGCGGATAATCCCGACCGCCTCGCTGTCGTCGTCCTTCACCGCGGTATGAAGCGTTATCCCCCGGGCCACGCCACGCTTTATCGTGATGACGCCTTTTTTCTCCAGTGCGCGAAGATGCTCCACCGCTGCATTCACCGAACGATATCCCAGCATGGTTGCCACCTCCTGATTGGTTGGCGGGAAGCCACGTTCTTTCTGGTAAGAAATCAGCATATCCAGCACCTGCTGCTGGCATTGAGTTAACGTCGTCATTACGCCCCCACGTAATTCCCTGACAGATACCACTCATCACTCGATACAGCGCGCTTGCTGCTTTTCCGTAAACACTGCTCACGACGCGCCAGAAAATTGTTTCGTTCTGGCTGGGAATGGCTTTCACGGAATGCCGCCATCCACACCGTTGCAGCACGACGGTATAAGCCCCTGGACTCCAGTTCTTCAGCCTGGCGGGTCAGGCACAAAATCTCCCGCGGGTCGTTAGTGCCGACATAGAAATTGCGCACAGGTCTGGTTTCACGAACTGGTTGCGGTTCCGCCTCCTGCGCTCTCTCAGTCAGGCGCGGGAAATGTCTGCGTGTATCCCCTTCACAACGGTGAGCCACACGACCACTCTGACGTAACTTGCTTGCTGACTGCAGAACGCGCTGCCGTGAGTAACCAGCAAAAGCATCCGCAATGTCTCCGGAAGTACACCCCGGATGGGCTTCAATGTATTTCTGAACTTCATTCAAAAGACTCATGATCACCCCCTGAATCCTGCCGGGATCTGGCTGTAGTCCACGTTGTCGTAACTGGCTTTGAAGTACGGGTCTTCGCGTTTTTCGGTGTACGTGCTGACGGACGGCGATAAGCGCAGGGAAAGCTCATCCCATTTTTCCCGCAGCTTCGACGGGCTGAGCACGTTACGGCACCAGAACGGATCGCGGCTGACGCGGCTGTACATCTCGCAGATTTGTTTGTGAGTACGACCATCCTGCACACACATCAGGCGAATTTCGTTTGCCCAGGCTGTCCAGTTCGGTTCTTTGGGACGAACCACCTCGCCGTCACATTCGGCAGCCTGCTCGTACAGGGCGATGATTTTTTTCCAGAACCACTGTGCGCAGGTCAAATCATCCTGCGTTCCCCACTGGCGCTTTTTAGGGCTGAATACAACCGCATCAGGATGGCGAGTTAAAAAATCCTGTTCATCCGTCTGCGTGTCCGGTTGCGAAGCGTCCGGACGAGAAGGTTTTTTATCTGACGGATCATGTTTTGATTTTACTGACGGATCCCCGCCAGATTCTGACGGGTGAAAACCCGCTTTTTTGCCAGATTTCGACGCATCAAATTTTGACGGGTCAGATTTTGATGCGTCAGATTTTGACGGGTCAGAATCTGACAGTTGAGAAAATGCCGCTGCCTGAAGCTTCGCAACGTTAAGCTGATAAACATTCGACGCATTGCGGTTACCCTGGCGACGCGCCTTACGCGTTAACCAGCCTTCTGCTTCCAGCCGTGCGATAGCCGTTCTGACGGTGCTCATCCCCGCGCCAATCTGGCGGGCAATGGTTTCAATTGATGGCCAGCACACACCTTCGTCATTACTGAAATCAGCCAGGCGGGCCATAATTGCCACGCTGGATAACTTCATGCCTGACGCAGCGCAACCATCCCATACATAGCCGGTTAATTTAGTGCTCATGACCGACCTCTATTTCCCTGAATTTACGACGAAACTGTTCGAGCGGGCTGAAGCACTCATGCTCATAGCCTTCGCGGAGGTAGATAAC